AACCCTGCAGAGGAAGAGATGACACGACTAGGCATTGAACGCTACACGGTAGGTTCAAGGACAGGTGATAAGGCTGCTGATGCGTTTGTAAATAAACATATGGGTGAGTTGGTGGAAAAAAGAATGTCTACTCTTGTAGAATCAGATAGATACAAATCTCTAACCGATACGCAGAAGCGTGTAACATTCGACCGTAGAATGAGTGTGATGAGAGGTTATGCTGTAGAACTTGGAGAAGTAGATGCACGAGCAGAAGAAAAAGCAACCGGCTCAGGCCGTAAGTATACACCCTTTGACCGTGCTAAGTATGGTAGATTAAGTAACAAACAAACACGACTTGTTGATGACTACTATAAAGAGAAGCATGGCAAGTCAGTGCTTGAAATGGTTGATGAAGAACCTGATGTTAATCATTATCTAATAGCATCTGTAGTAGGTAGAAAACTAGAGCAGATGTATTAGTATGAACTGTCCGGGGTAGGCTCATGAGACATTACTATTTCATGAATTTCAAATGATACGTCAATCAAGTCTAACGCAATGCCCCTAATCTCTCGCATGTTAGCTGTGCTGACGCTAATGCCCTGTCGAGCTAGCTGACGTTGCCTAGTAAGCAACTCATGTACTTCCTTTAATCTTAAGACAGATAGCATACTTGATTCTGATTGTGTCATGTTGTTCTCCTATGAATGATAAACTAAAGTAAAACTGTTGCAGTTAGGACAGGTAAAGTTACTTACTACTGCGTGTGTATCTTCTTCCACACTTTCCCCTTCTTCACAGTCGTGGTCCCCTCCCCAAATGAGGGCTTCGCTGCACTGATAACATTCCATTTATCTTGTATCTCCCGCACCGCCTAGAGTGCCACGTTCTTTACGTGCCTCTAGCTTCTCTTTATTTTGTGCAGCAATCTGTGCTAGTGGTATGTTCAAATCATTTGCTAGTGCAGCACAATACCAAAGCACATCCCCTATCTCTGCAGCAATATCATGTCGCCATGTATCGGGTGCTTTCTCTACACCATCACGAATTAGCTTCTTTACTTTGTTAGCTACCTCGCCTGCCTCACCTGCCATGCCTAGCGCAGGATACAGAATCTTATGTGTCGAAGGATAAATAGCAGTAGCAATTGCTGCCTCCTCATATTCTGAAAACTTCATTCCTTTATATTTCCTTTCTATCCATTCGTCTAGTTCACGTTGTAAGTCTACTATTGCATTAGCTGAACCGGGATTAACTAGCTTGCTTTTCTGTGGTTGCTTTAGCACTTTTCCCACCCTCCTTGAATGCTTTAACTACGTCAGATGAAAATAACTTCTGAAGGTTTAACAAGTACATACGAGATGCATTGTGGTCACCACCAGACACAGACCTCTTACGGTCTAGTCCATCTATGATACGCTTAAGGCTATCTGTATTGAACACAAGTGTTGCGAATACTTCCTCCCCTATACACAGGTTATGAAACCAATAGTCAGACTCAGTGGCATTGATACCGCTTGGCTTGCCGTATGACTCATACTCAATAGCAATGTTACCTGTACGTTGCCATACGTCTCTCTCTGACTTAACTTCAATCTTCTTATCCTGTAACATGTCCGCCACAAGTTTCTCTCGTACCTTACCATACTCAAGGTCAAGGTCAAACTTCTTACGGTTAGCAGTACTTGGCTCTAGATTTTTCATTGTACGTTTCCTTCTGTTGTTACTATTAAGTTGCGGTTAAGTCTACTACTTCACAAACTCCGGCAGTACAGGCAAGTTCACGGCCACCTGATGTTGTATCTTCTTTCTCAAACTCCTGTAGCTTATCCCAATCAATTTGTTTGGGCATTTGTTTTAACATACTTTTATATTCTTCAGCAGTACAATCTTGGTAGGGTGCTTGCTTATATGTATGCTCACTGAATGGTAAGAAGCTAATACCTGACACCTCATCAAAGTGTTCGTATGTCCATGCACCTACCTCCATCCACTCGTCTTCTTTAACACTGATTGTTACTGAAGGTTTGTGCTCACACCAATGTCTCTGATACACTAGCCATAATTCTAACTGCTCAATAGCTGTCATGTCAACCCTACATACGGCACTCCTTGGTGACTTCATAGGAAAACTAAATACAGTTGTACTGTCAGGCTTAGTTACATCCGGCTCAGCAGGGATACCTACATCAACTAGGAACTGTGTGAGTGGGTCTTTGTTATCTCCTCTAACAGTACGAATGTAATGTGGGTTATGTCTAGCATGAATACCTGATGAGGCATCAGTAAGTTGTGACACTGTACCTGAAGGCTTGATACAAGTAATAGCGGTAGACTGTGGTATGCCAAGACGTTTTGCAATAGTGGCATTTGTTTGTACCGATATTTCTTTTAGCTCTTCTAGCATAGGCTCAAGCTTGGTTGAAGACTTACCTGACATAAGCTTACTATCCATTATGCCTGTTAGTGATACACCTAGTAAGCGTTCTTCCTCTGTATTATTTTTCCATACCTTACGTAGATATTTAAAGTCAGTCAGTGTTGATTGGAATGTACCAAGTGTAGTAGCTAGAGCTACCTTACGCTTAAGTGTAGTTACTGTATCAGTATCACGCACTACTACTTCACTGAGATTACAGAACTGATAGGGGCGTAGTATTATTTCACTACATGGATTACATCCGAAAGCCCAATCAGCATCTCGTCTACCATTCTTAGCTGCTTGCTTCTGTGCTGACTGTCTATTAAAGATACCACGCTCACCAGACTTACTGTCATACAAAGACATCCACTCACGCATGAATGTTCCCATCTCAGGCTTACCTTTATATGCGACACTGTTGTTTGCTAAGGCACGTTGTCCTTCGTACTCCCACCACTGTCCTGCCTTAGCGTTACGCATCTGGTCATCATTTAGATTTGATAGGCTGATAAGAGCACTTCTACGTACTCCACCTACGACAACCACTTCACCAATCTTACACATCAAGTCATGACATTCTATTGGGTACAGCTTACGTCCTGCTGCCTTACGAAATACTTCCACACAGAAATCAAACAACTCAACTAACGGTTGCGGTCCTGATGCCCTGCCCCCGAATGTCTTTAGCCTAGCTCCTGCAGCCCTAACTTCACTGACATCATACTTAGGCAGCTGCCCTGTATATAGCATGGCTATCAATTCTTTTAAAGACTTTGCCCAACCCGGACGACTGTCACCTACTTTTATTACTGTATCAGTATGGTTAAAGTCTTCACTAACAGTGGGTAACTTCTCTACGTTGCTACGCTCTACGCTGAAGCCTACTCCTGTGCCACACATGAGAACATACATAGTCTCATCAAAGGCACGAGGGCTATCTACAGGTACGTAAGAACAATTGTATCCGCCAACATGACACCTATCAAGAGCAGGGCCAGAGGTCATCAAGGCTCTCATGCTAGGCATAACTTCCTGTGTTAGTACAGCATCCTCTAGCTCTGCTCGTAAGGATGAGGTAATCTTAAAGCCATGATTATCATCAAGATGCTTTGTCATATAGTCAAAGTAACGAGACACAGTTTCACTCCATGTCTCTCTTCGTTGTTCATCTTCTTTCCATCTTGCGTATCGTGAAAGGGCAATGAAGTTCTGGTAGTCTGTTGGTAAAATATTGTTCATGAGTTACTCCGTAATTGATTTACTATTTTTAATTTCAACCCCCTCAAGTTCATGCAGGAATTCGTAAAGGCCATCCTCTAATTCTATACCTACATCTCCATCTGCAGGGCCATGAAACTCATCTGTGTCAACTTCTAAAGTAAGAAATAGTTTAACTCGTACTATCATCTGCTCTACTCTTTTCTGTTTCTATTAACTTAGCTAAGTACCACTGTGCTTTTTCTAAATCCTGTATACCATTCTTATATCGGTATCGCCATAGGTATTTAATAATGTTTCCCTGTAGGTAATACTCAAAGCCCTCATCAGTAGCCCCCATGATAGCATCAATACACTCAAGGCTAGTTGAGTTGTAATGTGTTGGATGGTTTACCATATCCTCAGTAGGATGCTCTACTCCAAGTTTCTTTGCGGTAGCCCAACCGGTAGGTTTCTTTGCTTGTCTCCACTCTTGTCCGGGCTTACGGTGTATATTCTTTGCCATGTCTATATCTCCTTAATGAATTACTTTACCAGTTTTAAAGTTCATGCTAATGACATTATCATATTCTGAGGAAGTGTCAACTTTTTTCTCAAGTATTTTCTCTCCTTTACTATGAAACGCTGACGTTACGTAATCGTTTATGTACTCTCTCATTTCCTCGTCTTCTTCCATAAGAGGAACAGTAGCACACATCATAGTACAAAAGTGCATAATTTGCCTGTAGCTTTCTTCGTCTATGTCAGCATCCATACTAGCAAGTACAGATATATCTATCTCACCTGTCCATGTATCTCCATCTAGTGATGGGCGAATACGAATATTAAAGTCTTCTTTCCTAGGTTCGGAAGCTTTCTTATCTTTGTCATGTGTTGTCATGCTATCTCCTTTTTATTTTAGTACCGTTAAACGGTGTAAGCTTTGGATGATTAGTCTTTGTTCCTTTTTCTTTGAGCCAATCTTTAGGAATAATTCTATCATAGTATGGAAGCTTATTCTTAATACACCACTCTCCGTAAGTAGACTTAGCACCCTTGCTTAGCTTACGTCTGCTATTCTCAAAGACAAAACGAATGTCAAGAGTAGGGTGCTGCTTAGCTATTGCTAAGTGTTTACGTCTATCGGAGGCAGTGAACAAGCCCTTAGCTTCAATTATAATACCATTACTCAATATAAAGTCTGGAGTATAGGTGCGGTAGGCTAGGTCTTCCCACTCAATCTTAATGCTCTCGTAGCCATACTTAACTTTGAGGTCATCAAGATATTGAGAAAGCTTTACTTCTAGCCCACTGCGATACCCATACTGTCGTGCCCTACTATATGCAGAATAGTTACGCAATTATTTATACTCCTCTGCTATAGTTATATAAGGAACCATCTTTGGTTCTTTTGCTTTAGATGCAAGGGCAGGACGTTCTTCAAGAGTAGGCCAACAAGTAAACCGATACGCACAGAATATACAATTATTATTTAGTACTGTATTTCCTGTAGGTTCTCTTCTAAATGTTTCTTCCTCTGGTTCAAAGCACCGTTCAAACTTATTATCTTTCATAGTCTGTACGGTATCTTCTATCTTACCTATCTCTTCGTCAAGGTCCATGTTAGCAGCAGAAACATATTTGAATTGACCATTGGCTTTGTTAACCACCCACCAACCACCGACACGTTTACCAGATGCTTTAGCATACCCGGCAAGCTGACCTACATAGCCGAAGCCATCCTTGGCAGCCAGTGTTTCATAGGACTCAAACTTATTTTGATACGACCAATTAGATGCTGACTTCACATCGTCAACAGCACCATCGATAACAATATCGTATGTTCCATTGATGTCTGTGCCATCATCCAGACTAAGTGTAACCTGTCCTTCATCTTCATATGGTACTCCTGCTTCTTTTAGTAATCCCTTGAAGACAGCTTCTACAATGTCTCCAAGCATCATGTTCATTATAAATGTAGTCGGGAACGGCAGTGCCTTTTCCTTGTGATTTTTCTCGAACCACAGCTGACAAGTGGGGCGACCCACGTTAGACATTCTCAGTCTGAAGTCGCCCCTTGTCTTACCGCTACCGAACTGTCGCCTAAGTGCATCAGATATGTCATCAGCCACCTGTTTAATGGTGGTGTCAGCCATAGTGGTCTTGCCTTTGACAGCATTCTCCATGTATTGATGCAAAGCTAGTTCAGCAGGATGGTTCATTATGCTACCCCTTCATCTAACTCAATTTCAGAAAGGCCATCAACGATTGTGGTATCATCAGCATCATTACGCAGCGTAGACTTTTCCTGCCATGAATTAATAATGTATTCGTTGTAGTTCTGTACCCACTGAAGGAAGTCTGTAAACATTCCTTGTTCTTTCTGGGTAAGCTCCATAGTCTTAGTGACATCGAGAGACACTTCCGGTAGATAGAATACTGCACCGGTAGGAATAGTACGCTTCTCTGTAGTAGCAGTAATGATATGCTGTACAGGAAGACGTTGCATCTTAGCCAACTGAGTGAAGGCAGCACCAACAGTCTTGAAAGCATCACGGTTATCAATCTCCCAGATGAATGGGATTTCTTCCGTAGTTACTTCAACACCATTTACATCAGTAGCATTGACAAGCTCAACTGTACCAAGCACTACACGAACACGCTTGATTTGCTTAAGCAACTCTTGTGTCTTCTCAGGTAGGCTTTTAAAGTCAGCAATATAACCTGCAGGCTTACCACAATTGAAGCCCCCATCGTTATCCTTTAAGTCAATGTTTAATGTATCTGCCATGACAGTCTTAACGTAACGGTTCTTTGCTCCATCAAGCCCACGTATAAACCGCTTATACATAAAGCGTTGTAGGAAAGGACGCATCTTAATTGATTCCGCATAGTAGGTTGGGCCGTCTGGCATTTCCACTTTGTATGTGCCACCCGCTACAACTTCCATGTTGACCGTCTTGCCTTTAACTTCAGCCTCACCCATTACAGGTGAATGGTTAATGCGAAGTCGTGCAAGAGTGCTACCCTTCTTACGTTGAGTACCACCCTCATTTGCAATGCCCATTGCTTTAGCCATTGCTTTGTAGTTGTTTGTGTCGATAGTTGTTAGTTCCATAAATTATACTCCATCATTTGAGTTTCAAAGGTTATTAGTTCTAACACGAAACGTCCTTCGTGTCAAGCCAATTGGGTCCGATTTTTGCTTCTAGTGCCAAAGGCACATTGAATGACAAGTCCCATCGTGTGTCAATCAATTGTATCAAGTCTCTATTAGTGAGACTAATTATATTTAGTACACTCCTTTCTTCGTTGGGATGAACATCTAATATGATGTCATCATGTACAGTATTTACTACACAACTTTCCATGTTGGTTAGTAAGTTTTCTATGTGCAACAATGCTATAGGTACAATGTCTGCTGTAGCAAATGATTGCACAGGATAGTTCTTAATCTGTGTGAAGTGAGATACCTTACCACGAGAGTTACGTCTCACATCAGGAAAAGAAAACTCTCTCCCGGAGGGTGTAACAATCTTACCTGTGTTGATAGCTTCCTTAGCTAGCTTAGAATGCCAATCAGCAATACCCTGATACTTCTGTGTGAAGTGGGTATAGTATGCTGCTTCAGCAGGTGTCCTGCCATAGCCGGTAGCTCCATATAGTGGTGCGAATGTATGTGCCTTAGCTTCTTGACGACTTGTCTTCTGTCCTGCATCACTAATAACTTTACTAGTATAGGCATGAACATCAAACCCCGTAGTCACTTCTTCAATGGCAACAGCATCCTGTGATAGATATGCAGCAGCACGAAACTCAAGCTGTCCGAAGTCAGCCTCAAGTATCTTACCATCAGTGAAGCGAGACACAAATACTTTCTTAATAGGAAACGTACCGCCCCGTGGCATGTTCT